GGAAAGTGAAGTCATCGGTCTCGATTTTGTTTATGATGTCGACCATGACGAGACGTTGCTATCGTCAACTTGGGATATGTGGGTTGTTGCGGGTGTTGATCCCAATCCGAATCACTTTGAAGGGCCGTCGATGGAAGTCGTCCCGATAGGCAGCAGTCTTAAGACCGGGACGGTCATACGTATCGGTGGCTTGCTGCCCGGCGTAACTTACAGGGTGCGGGCGAAGGTGGTCACTACGAAGGGCAACAGCAGGAATTTGTGGTCACACATCCGTGGAGTGACACCAAACACGTGACGCGCGAAAAGCTCATGGAACTCTTGGAGTACTACCCGGACAGCGGGCTGTTTGTCTGGAAACAGCGCACGAGCGCCAGAGTGAGGGCTGGGAGCTTGGCTGGCGTCTTGGATAGCAAAGGCTATGTCATCATCACCTACGATCGGAAGCCGTACAAGGCACACCGACTGGCGTGGTTGTACATGACCGGAGAGTTTCCCAAGCAGTTCATTGATCACGTCAACATGGTTCCGGCCGATAATAGATGGGACAATCTTCGGGAGGCGACTCGCGCGGAAAGCAATGTGAATCGCAGATCAAGAAACAGCACAGGTTTTAAGGGCGTCCGCCGCACTATTCATGGTAAGTTTGTAGCGCAGTTGAACCGGAAATATTTGGCCACCTTCGACACGCCGGAAGAAGCCTATGATGCTTATTCGGCAGCCGCGAAAGAACAGCATGGCGAGTTCTTTAATGGCGTCTGTCGACAGCGAGAGGAGTGACGACCATTACTTACGACGAGGTCATAAGCCAGCTCAAGACCATGCTCGCCGTTGAACTCAACGACGAGGATGCAAACTTCACGCGCATCATTCCAGCGATGATGCTCTATGCCGATGGCCGCATCTATCGTGAACTGAATTTTCTCGCGAACAAGATCACGCAACCAATAACGCTTACTGCCCTCAATCGTGAGGTCCAGCTGCCAGCCTCGGTGCGCGTGCTGCGCGCCATCAATGTGGTCACGCCGGTAGGGCCGATCGCGTTCACCAGTAAGCGCAATCCGCTAGAGAGGATTTCTGTCGAGTCGCTGGATTTCTTCTGGCCGGATGCGTCGCTTAATCCAAGTGTCCCACGGAAGTATGCTGTTTTCGGCATCAATACAGGACCGACGGTTCCTGGAACGGACCTGATCTATACCGTGCGGTTCATGCCGACACCGGATAAGGCGTATGCCGCTGAGCTGCTGGGCGAGATTCGTCCCGACCCATTGGCTCCCGAGAATCCAGAAACTTTCTTGAGCGTCTATTATCCTGAGCTACTTATTGCTGCCTGCATGATTTACGGGTCCGGTTATCAGCGTGACTTCGGGGCTCAGGCCGATGATCCGGCGCGTGCGGTGAGTTGGGAGGCGCAGTATATGGCGCTGCGTAATGGCGTCATGCAGACGGTGGCCCGCATGGCTGGTGCCGTAGACGAGAGCCCTGGTACTCCTGCGGCACAGCAATAGACGAGGTTGCCATGCCGCTGGCAAAACCACAGGCGCCGCCCGGCTTTCAGTCTCAGGCAACGCAGCTGCAGGCGGGGCCTTCTTGGTACGCCGGCAATCTCGTGCGTTGGCGTACCGGCTTCCTTGAAAAATGGATGGGATGGCGGCGGTTATTCCAGAACCCATTTGCGGCCACCATTCGTCGCATGCACGGTTGGCTCGATCTCGATAATCGTCGGAACTTGTTGGTTGCGACTGATCTCGGTGTCCAGCTTGGCGTCGAGGAGACGGTTTATACCCTCGGACCACAGGTCGAGATTACCGGCGGCGACATCCTGGAAGTTGGCCCTTCCGGCGGCGCGTTGTTTACCGTCACATCCGGCTCGACGATGGTCACGGTCACCACGAGCACCGTTCTTCCTGGCGGCAGCTTCGTGTTTCAGTTGCCGGTTTCGATCGGTGGTCGAATCATTCCGGCCGGCGCGTATTTTGCCGTCAAGGCCACAGTTGCCGGCGGCTTCACTTTCGATATGTCGCTGCCCGCGCTGACCAGCGAGACCAATGTCTACGGTCTACGGCTGTTCACCAACGATGCCGTCAACGCGATGACCGTGAGCTGGAATGCGCACGGGTTCGTGGTTGGCAACACGATAAAGTTCAATCAGACGACGACGATCAGGTATGGCGCACCGGGCGTGTGGGCGGGAATTAATTTTTCCGCACCTGCTGGCACCGTGGTGACTGTGGCGACGGTGCCGGATGCGAACCATTTCACGTTCGCGATGGGAGCACTGGGGACGGGCGACGGTTCCGGTGCCACGACGCGGCAAGTCTATGACGGATGCGTCAGCGAGCACGGCACCGATGGCAGCTGGAATAATTCGCTTGGCACTGTGATCGGCGCGGCTACGGCGCAGCCGCTGGGCAATCCTCAACGTCAGGCTTGGTTCCTGGCCAATCTCGGGCAGGATGGTTTGGTGTTGCGCTCCGGCGGCCCACTGCAGGTTTATCATCCGCCGATTAGCGATGGCCCGTTCCTCAATACGGTTGGGGCAGGGCCGCCAGCGACTGCGCCGCAGACCAATGCAGGCATGATCGTTGCCATGCCGCAGGCCCAAGTCATACTTTTTGGCTCTGAGCCGATCATGGGCTCCGGTGTCATCGATCCACTGCTGGTGCGCTGGTCAGATGCCGGGACCTACGATGTCTACAACGCGACAGTGTCGAACCAGGCTGGCAGTTATCGGCTCTCGCGCGGCTCGCGCATCGTCGGCGCCATCCAGGCGCCGCAGACTACGCTGCTGTTCACCGACATCGATGTCTGGATGATGTCCTATGTCGGGCCGCCGCTGATCTACGGTTTTACGATTATGGGCACCGGTTGCGGCTTGGTCGCGCCGCATGCTGTTGGTGTGCTTGGGCAGCAGACGTGCTGGCAATCGCAGAAGGGGTTCTGGCAGTTTGCGGGCGGCGGTGTGACGCCGCTGCCATGCTCGGTGTGGGACTACATCTTTCTCGATGTCGACACCGTCAACATCAACAAGTGCCACGCTGCGCCCAACTCCTCGACCAACGAGGTCGCGTTCTATTTTCCGTCGCTCAGCATGTCGCTGGCGCCGGGCGGAAACTTGTTATTGCAGTCGGTGGCGTTGACTGACCCGAATGCTTGGGCGCCAACGGGAGCCACATCGACGATCTACTCGTTGTTCAAAGCGCTCTATCTTTACGAGCCGCAGTACAAGATTTCCGGCTGGACCGACGATAACGGCAATGCGCTGATCAGCTGGTGGGACCGCGACCTAGGAGGCACGGTCACTACCTTCATCACGGCGCCTGACGGAAGCGGGGCAAACATCAACTTGCAAGAGACTGCTGTAAACGGCCTGCATCAGATCGTGCAGACGATCAGCAAGATTGCGTCGCAGATCACTTACACGTTCTCGGTTTATGCGCATGTTAACTCGACGCGCAATCTAACGCTCATGGCCAGCAGTGAGTTTGGCAACGCTTATGTGACATTTGATGTGGTTCATGCGACGGTTGTTGCTACCGGCGTGTCTTCTCCGCTGTGGGCATTCCGCAACGCGACGATAACGACTGAGGTGACGCAGACGATCACGGCGACCGGTCTCGGTGGCAACGGTTGGTATCGCTATGCAATGACGTTCACCACGGACACGGCGGACGATCTTACGGTGTCTCTCAATGTGACGAACGGCACGCAGCTGAGCTATCTTGGTGTGCCCCCCAATGGTTGCTTGGTGTGGGGCACGCAGCTAGTCCAGGGTGGGCAGGCGCTGGACTTTCAGGCAACGACAGGTGCGCAGGTGCAAAATGAGACCGCGCATTATGTGAAGTACAATCCGGTTGAAGGCAATGCCTGGGACAGCGGCGCACTGGAGCGGACGGCGTGGATCGACAACAATGTGTGGGGCACGCCGCTTGGTGCCGATGCGAACAATCTCGTGCAGCAGCATGAGCATGGATTTGATGCCGATGACCAGCCGATGACGGGTGTCTATGCCGAGACCGGTTTCAACGAGATAGGCGACGGAAGTGTCGTGATGCTGCTGGATGAGGCGCAGCCGGACTTCAAATGGTTTGGATTAAACGGCGGCGTGCAAGTGACGCTCAAGGCTGCAAATTATGCGAATGGCCCGAGGCATCATTACGGCCCGTATTCGATGACCTCGGGACGGCAGTTCTTCAATCCTCGAGTTCGCGCTCGCTACGTGGCGCTGCGCTACGACTGGGAGCCGGTGAAAGGGTTTTCGGCTCGCGTCGGTGCTTGCACTTATCGGCTTAAACCAGCGGGACGAAGACCGTGAGCGGGGAGCGTATCGTTGAAAACTGGCGCCTACTTGCGCAGTCGATCGGTGCG